AGCAGTTCACGGTGCTAAGACGGTTGACAAAAAGGTAGAGATCCTGTCAAACAATAAGCGGGATGATGTAAAGGCAGTGTTGATCTGGAACTTTGATAAGAAGATCTTCAGTGCTATCCCAGAAGGACCTGTACCTTACAAGGTAAACGATACTCCTGCTAATCATGTGGGTCACACACGTCTGATCAGTGAGTGGCGCACCCTTTATAACTTCATCCGTGGTGGCAACGATCGCCTGTCACAGATGAAGCGTGAGACTATGCTGGTCCAACTCCTGGAGACTCTTCATGCTGATGAGGCAGAGATTATCTGTCTGGTCAAGGACGGTATGCTGCAAAGCAAGTATCGCATCACCCGCAGTGTTGTAGAGAAAGCATACCCTGAGATCCACTGGCGTGATAAGTGAAGTTTCTCATTGATCTAACTGATCATTGTAACTCCAAGTGTCCTCTGTGTGCCAGGCACAAGACATCTTATAACGATGAGGTAGCGGTGTTGAAACCGGACCCATCAATGAATCGTTCTTCCATTAGCATTGAGCAGTGGAAGGAGTGGTTCCCACCAGAGACCCTTAGGAAGACAGAGATGATGTACTTCCAAGGGTCTTTTGGTGAACCCACATTGTGTGAGGACCTGCTAGAAATATATTCCTACACTCTGAATGTCAATAGGAATATCATTTTCCAGATGAGTACCAATGGAGGCACCCGAGACCAAGAGTTTTGGGGTAAACTTGGTGCTCTCATGGGAGCATCGCATAAAGATTCTTTTCTTATCTTCTCTATCGATGGGTTAGAAGATACCATACAACAGTATAGGGTAGGTGTAGACTACAATAAAGTAATCAGTAGTGCTAGAGCATTCATTGCTGCTGGTGGACCTGCTGTGTGGAGGATGCTAGTCTTCAAACACAATGAGCATCAGACTAAGCGTTGCAGAACACTCAGTAGGTTGATGAAGTTCAAAGACTTTCAACACACGAAGGTCAATGATATGTATGATGCTAGTGGCAAGGGAGATGGTACATTCACTTACGAATACAAAGGCACAGTCAGAAAACTAGAAGTAGTTTCTGATCCTGCCCACGTATTCAAGAACAATCCTGTTGCTGATGACAGTCCCGTTGACTGTAGATATAAACACCAACGTGGTAAACCAGGACAACTGAGGATTGATAGTCGGGGTGTGGTTCATGCCTGCTGCTTCCACCAGTCACGTCTAAGGTTCTTCTACCCACAGTTCTATGTCCATGATGACATCGATGCTCCCGCAGAGTTCAGGGACATCAAGAACCCAAACAAAGGTGTGGGTGCTGAGTATATGCAGAAAGTATTCTGGGATAATGTCATACCACTGATCGAAAACCAGGGTGGTATCAAATCTATATGCTTACAGCACCACAGTCTTGAAGAAGTATTGCAGACTCCTTTCTTCCAGCATACTCTAGTAGATTCATGGGATAAGAAACCCCATATCTGTGCAGACTACTGTGGTACCAAGCGGTGTAGAAGTTGACAGACCTACATAGTGTGGTATAATTACCATACGTTCATCCAGAAGGGACTTCATATCCCATGCCTGGACGCAAGTAAGTCGCGGAACGGAGCCGTTCATCCCATGGCGGAACTACTACTTTACTCAGGTATACTTTGCGAAGATGCGGATGCTATCATCCTCAGAGTTCAAAAAGATATGTACCTGAAGAATGAAATCAAAGTTGAGTTAGTTGAGACTATTCAGGATGCAACTCCTGAATGTCCTTGGGACGCAAACGACTAAAGGAACGGGCCTAAAAATCCAATTACTTTAGGAGTAAGACTGATGACTACCATCACTTATCGCGGCGTCAAGTATGACGCTGAAGGTTACAAGGCAAAGGTTCTTCAAGAACGTGACCAGCGTAACAACCATGACCTCATGTATCGTGGAGTCAAGGTAGAACGCAAGTTCGCTTCTCAATCCTGAGTCATACTAAGAGAGGTCTTGACACCTCTCTTTTTTTATCTTATGCTATACGTATGGAACGAGACAAACTAAAGATTATTATCTCTGACCTAGAGATGCTGCTTAGTGCATTGAAAGCAGAAGTCTACTCCGACGTTGAGTCGTATCGATTTGACGAATGCGACCCTGTTGAGTTAGACTACGACGAAACCTACGAAGGTCCATGACGCCGCTGGCAGTACGAAGATCTATGAAACCAACTGTAAAACTGGTAAGCAATACGCCTGACGCTGAGCAGATGATGGCGTACATTGCTCGCGTGAGCAACCCTTCTAATCAAGAGAACGAAAAGTATGCTGGGTTGCTCCGCTACTGTATCAAGCACAACCACTGGTCTGTGTTTGAGCAATCCACTATGACTCTGGAGATCAATACTACCCGTGCTATCGCGGCTCAAATATTGAGGCACCGTAGTTTTACTTTCCAAGAGTTTTCACAACGCTATGCAGACTCTAGTCTGCTGAGAGATTCTATTCCTATTCCTGAACTGCGTCGTCAGGATGACAAGAATCGTCAGAATTCTATTGATGATCTTGATCCATTCGTAGTACAGAATCTGGAGTTGCAGATGCAAACTCTGTTTGATTCTTCCATGGCACTGTATCAACAGATGCTTGAGCGTGGTGTGGCAAAGGAGTGTGCAAGGAATGTGCTTCCACTCTGTACGCCCACCAGAATCTACATGACAGGTTCATGTAGGTCGTGGATCCATTACATCAATTTGAGGACTGCCAACGGCACACAGAAAGAACACATGGAGGTTGCCGAAGCATGTAAGGAGATCTTCATTGAACAATATCCATCGGTGAGTGAAGCATTGGAATGGCAAGAATCTGTGGAATAAATTTATCACACAATGGATCACTTGCTATTGTAGAAGACGGTGAGGTTCTCTTCTATCTAGAAGAAGAAAGACTGAGTAAGATCAAACGTGATCGATCTGCTATCCAAGTAGCAAAAAAGTATCTGGACTCTAGCATTGACAAGGTTACTATCTGTGACTGCTATACCAGATACTATCCAGAGAAGTTTATCCTACGACTCAAGCAGAAAAATAATCTGACTAGAATTGTAAAGGATCTAGGCATCCCTATTGTGGACTATCGCACTAGGCATCATGAGTGTCATGCTGCCAGTGCTTTTTACAACTCAGGGTTTGATGATGCTGTATGTGTAGTGATGGATGGGAAGGGATCCAATGTAGTCAAGGATGGACTGAACTTCTGTGAGGTTGAGAGCATCTTTGTACATGACAAGCAAGGATTCATTCCTGTCTTCAAACACTACTCAACTTTCTGGAGTGAAGATGAGTGTGCAAAACTGAAGGAACCCTACTGGGAGGGTAATCATTTCTATAGTGACCGTACCAGTGTGGGTCAAGCGTACCGTAGGGTGTCACGCTTCTGTGGGTTCGATGAACGAGAGGCAGGTAAGACTATGGGTCTGGCACCATACTGTGAGACCAAACAGGAACCTGATCTATTCAACGTCGAGTACAACCACAGTGTATGCAGCAAGGAATTGTATGCAGAAGGACACAGTACCGCATACACCGGTCCAGAGTGTACTAAAATAGAATTGGCACATCGGTTACAGATATCTGCTGAACAGCATGCTCTACGCATCATTCAGAAAGCAGTCACTGCAACCGGAAAAACAAACGTCGTAGTTAGTGGAGGATTCTTCCTCAACTGTGTTGCTAACTACAAAATCATGAAAGAACTAGACATAAATCTTTATGTCGATCCTCTTTCTTATGATGGAGGTCTCTCCATTGGTTCAGCGTTACTAGAACATCATGAAGACACTCTATTTGGGACCTGTTTATACTCTGAACCACATCAAGGGGGATGAAGTAAGTCTGCAAGATGTTGTAGACCTGCTGGTGAATCAGAACCCTGTTGCAATCTTTCAGGGTAGGTCTGAGGCAGGACCACGTGCACTTGGCAACAGATCATTGCTCTATGATCCACGTGACCCTAACGCCAAGGCAAAGATCAATACGATAAAGAAGCGGGAACATTTCAGACCCTTTGCTGCAAGTGTGATGCTTGAGCATGCAAACGATTGGTTTGACATGGCAGGACTGAAGGAGTCTCCGCACATGATGTATGCCATGGACTGTTGGCCTCATCAATGGGATAAGATACCAGGTGTGCTGCACGTAGACAAGACCTGTCGCATCCAGACGGTAACTGGTCGGCAGAATCGTCACTACTACGATCTAATTCAGGCATTCCATAAGAGTACCGGTGTGCCTATGCTATTCAATACTTCATTCAACCTAGCAGGTCAACCTCTAGTCGAGTCACCTGAGGATGCAATGGAAACCTTCCATGGGTCAGAGATACCTTATCTTTATTTCCCTGAGATCGGGCGACTCATTTCAAAATGAACTTTTCATTTCCCGAGAACCGGAAAAAAAACTCCGGCAAAAATTTGGTCATAGGGGTCAACCTATCTAACAATGGATCTATCTGTGCATTGTATGAGGGCAAGGTAATATTTTACCTGGAAGCAGAAAGACTTACGCGAAAGAAATGGGATCATCG